GATAGACTTTATATTAGTAAAGGTAAATTAAAGGCTCGCGCTTTTACTGATACTAAAACAAACTCTAAATTTGTAATTATTGAATATTAAAAAAGAGAAGCAATAGCTTCTCTTAAGTTTTTATTAGTTATTTAGTCGATATTTTTATATCGTAAATTCTTCTTCTTTTAATTGTTCCCATATATGCTTGCTAATAGCAATACACTTATCACTAAACCATACTTCTGATGGGTTATCAAAACCAATTTCGCTTGTATCAACTAAACCGAAGTATAAATCTGGATTGTAAGCATCAATTAAAAAATCTTCTACATTATCTGAGTTTTCAAATACTTCAATTAGCTTTTCTTGAGCATGATTTAATTTTTCTTTATCGGTTTTAAATAGTGATTTAATTTGTTCAATAATTAGTTTTGCTGAATCAGGTCGAGGCCATGCTTTAATATTAGCTTCTTGGAATAATTCATTCCAAGATGTAATACCTTTACGAGTATCATTAATTGTAATACTAGTTCCCCATATATCCCCATCAATAACACCAATATTGATTTTATCATATGGAAATATAGCATATACATTATTTCCATATCCATCAGCTAGCAATAAATCATTTGCAGCAATAACTGATTTAGATCGTAATGGATAGCTTGAGTGATTTTGCTTAATTGAATAATCTATTAAAACAGTATAATGATTTGACTGGTCAATTGATTTACGTTCACTTTGTTGACCTTCTAAAATATATGCGGGCGTTTTACCTCGCATACCACGCCATAATGGTTCATCAAAATCCATATCTTTACAATGTAATTTTAATAATTTTTTTGCTTCTTCAATTGTTATTTCTTTTTTATAGTTGCCGTCAGATACAGCCTCATTTAAAAAATCGCTAAACTTCATTTATATTCTCAAAGTATTTTCTTATTATTTAATAAAAATAAGTGCCGGAGCACTTATTAGATATGTAGATACCATCCGTTATAATTACTTTTTCGAATAACTTTTTTAATATCAGCTCGTGTTCCAACAAAAACAGATTTAAAATTATATGATGTTGAAGTTACCGGTAAACTATTAAAAATTGTAATATAATCAGCCACTTCATAATTTAAAAAATGAAAGAGATTCATGAAGCCTGTTGTATTACGTTCATCAATATTTACACTAATCCACCGAGCATTTGATTGATGCGTTTTAACTTCAATGCGAGTACCGTAGTATTCTATCCCAGATAATACGTCGTATGCATATGATAAAGGGTCAGAAAAATCAACTATTCCATTCATCACATATCCCAACATATGAGAAGCGACTTTTTGTTCTGCCATAGTTGCAATAATGCATCGGGTAGTTACCTGGTTGATATTTTGATTTGGATCACGGTTCATTGAATAAAGAACAGTCGTATCTATTTTATTACGTGATTCTGCGGTGAGTTCAATATGATCCATACTAAACATCGACAATTGACTTAATTGATGTAAACTTTTCATTAATATATACCAAACAAATTTATGTTATATGTTTGGCATTACAAATGAAAATATAAAAAACATAACCAATACCATATTATTATAATGTACAAAATTATATTTGTAAAATATTTGTTTTAAATAACTTAATAATGGTACTGGATATATTATGAACGAAATAGAACAAAATATTAAATTATTCAAGCGTGTATCTAATATTAGGGATATAGACTGGTATCGTGTATCAATAAAAATGTTATTACAAGAATCATTTATCCATGATTACCGTGATTATTTAGATTGGGACGCTATTTGCAGATATCAAAAGCTATCATTGCCTTTTATTATTAACCATGACAACTATGTTAATTGGTATTATATTGTTAAAAAGTATGATCTCCCGGATGTAATGATAAAGCATTATTATGATAAATTTGATTCTAAAACTAAACAATTGATTGAAGAAGAATAACTTATGGAACAGCCAATAGATACAACCACTATTAAAAATTTATTAATATCCAATGGCATGAAAGATTATGATTGGGAATCGATAGAACGCTTTATTGAAGAAACGCAACAAATTAGTCAATCGGTAATTTTTTTTATTTTAGATCCATATGAAGCACTTAAAATTATCCCCCGGTCATGGACTAATATGTTTCCTACCGGATTTTTAGAATTTTTAGATAACTTAAATAATAAATTAAATTTGGATAAAGATCAAAAAGCTGGTTTATTTAGAAGAACAGCCTATTATAATATTGAAGGCTTATATCAAATATTATTACATGATGTTCATATTGATGATTTTTTAACTTATATACCGGATATATTTTTAGATATATTAATGAATAATCCAGCTGAAATAGATAAAATTATAGAACAATGTAAAAAAAATAAACAAGATGATTCGATTGGATATACCAAATTACTATTATTAAAATAAAGAAGAGATGTAAATGAAGCCACTTTGCCTTACTGAATGGATTGCAAATGAATTAAATTTAGAATTTATTGATTTTCGATTATCTATGTGTGACCAGACGAGGCTGAACGGATTTCCTCAATTTAAAAATGAACGTTCTTTTTATGCTCCACCAGATATTTTTCCATTGGAACACGACCCTTTACCAGAAGGAAAAAATGGTTGGTTGATTTCATTTGAAGAAATTAATTCGGCTGTACCAAGTATACAAGCTATTGCGTATAAAATTTTACATGATCGTATGGTCGGTGATTATAATTTGCATCCGGCAGTTCGGTTATGTGCGAATGGTAACCTTGATACAGATGGTGCAGTAGTAATGCCGTTAAGTAGTGCATTAGCAAGTCGAATGATTCAATTCCATGCAGTAATTAAAACCGATAAATGGTTAAAGTGGGCTGAAACTTCTGATAAATTTCATCCTCTTTTATTGTCATATTTACAATATCGTCCGGAATATATTCATCGGTTCAATCCCAAAGATAAAGATTCTGCTTATCCATGTCCTCGTACGCACGAGAAAGTAAGTAAGTTACTCTATCTTATAGATAAAGACAAAAGTCGCTCATATGGATCAATTAGACACTCTATAGAAGGTGCTATTGGTGAAGTAGCCACTCAAGATTTTTATGCATACTTAAATTACTTTAAATCGGTTATCCCATTAAAAAATATTATTGCGAATCCGTTTATTAATCCTCCTAATGATATGGGTGTACGTTATGCAACACTTATCAATGCCATTAATAATTTAAGTGATGATGAAGATGATATTGTAAATGTTATTACTCATTTTGAACAACGAGGTGGCGTTGATAATGATGGCTATAGTATTGAATATCCTTCAATGATTTTGAAAAAAATTATGAGAAAGCACCGCAAACTTATTATGTCAACTCATTTTGAATTTAATAATTTGCTTACCAAATATAAAAAATACCTGGTCGAATAATGAGCATAAATGAATTAACACCTGAAGATATTGCATCGGTTGAACTTACGATTGACCGTGCAAGAATAAAATTAATGCAAACTGAATTAAGTTTTTTTGGTCATATATTATTGCAATTAAAACAAGAATATAAAGGTCATGAATATGGTGTTTCAACAGTTGCGGTTTCTGTTGATACTATATTTTATAATTTAGATTATCTACATAAAAATATAAAAACAACCAATGATATGGTATTTATTTTTATGCATGAAATTATGCATTTGGTGTTAGATCATTTAGATCAAAAACGTATTAAAGATCGAAATATGTTAATATGGAATTTTGCAGGTGATCATGTTATTAATTTAGATTTATTTGCATCTGGGTTTACTTATACTGGACACAAAAATATATTAAAAGATGATGCATTTAAAGGTAAAACTACCGAAGAAGTATATGATATTTTAATTAAAGATTATAATGAGAATGACGACTCTAATGGATGTGCTATAGAAAGCTCCGGCAATGGTGCGGGAGATATTTGGAAAGATATTATTCCATCAGATGGTGAAGAAGCAATAGAAGCAGTAAAAGATATGGTCGTTGCCGCATATAATAATCATGTGTTATCAAATGGCAGTGATGACGGTATACCTAATAGTGTTAGAAGTATGATTGATGAATTAAAAAATCCTATATTACCATGGCACATTTTATTACAAAAATATGTTGGCGAAGTCACACAAAATGATTTTTCATGGAATAAATTAAATTTGTCATTTTTACCAGATTTTTATATCCCAACTTTACACGATGAATCTTTATCAAAAATAGATTTCGCCATTGATGTATCAGGATCGATCGATGGTAAAACTTTTACAAAATTTATTAATGAAATAAAAAATATCCTTTTATTACATAATATTACAACAATAGGTGTATATCAGTTTAGTACAAAAACTATTTCATATGATGTAATAAGTAATTTAGATGAACTTAATGAAATTAAATTTAAAGGTGGCGGTGGTACATGTATTAAAGATACATTAGAGCAAGCTGCAAGATCTGATGCTGTTGCACTATTTATTATTACTGATGGATATATGAACTTAAATCTTATGCCATTACATAAACCAACTATATGGTGCGTATATAATAATAAAAAATTTAAAGAGCCATTTGGATCAACCGTTTTATTTGATAAATACATATAAATATATTAAAAAAGAGATTATAAAATGAAATTTACTGAATTTTTAAATGAAGCAAATGCATCAGCGGCGGCGATTGCTGAGATTGAATCGGTTGAACTATTAGCTGAAGATGATGGATTTGAGCTTATCGTATATTTTAATAATCAAGATATTAAAGAACATGAAGCGGAACATATCGCTGGTATTTTTGATTTCCCAAACAATGCTGACCAATATTTTTTAAAGCCTGAATTACCAAAAGACCGCGCAGCATATCAAGTATCAGTTGATGAAGACGGATATAAATATTATGACAAAGCAAAAGCCTTAGCTAAAAAATATAAAATTACTATTGAAGATGATTCTGACGATAGAAATAAATAAAAAAGAGGCTTTAAGCCTCTTTTTTTATACCGGGGAAAGCTGTAAAATAATATTTGTTGAACGATCACTTTTTAAATATTCTTCTACAGTCATACCACTTTCTAAAAAGTCTTTTGCCACAGCATCATTAGTTTCGTCATTATGGCAAGAGAAAAAGTCGGCCAAAATTTTATAGCCTTCATCAGATAATACAAGAGTAACGTTAGTAAGATCAGCTGCATTTAATGTAATCATTTTATTTATCCATCGATAATTGATTTGATAAATTAATAATACCGCAGATAAATTATATTGTACATACATTTAATTAAAAAGAGGCTTTTGCCTCTTTTTATTTTTTGAACATCTCGACAAAGAATTCTTCAGCTCGAGTTTTATGTCGCATAGTATCGACATATTCGATAACACTTTCTTCGACAGCTGGATACATCATTTTGTCATATTGTTCACCAACTTCAAGATAAGTACAAGATGCTTCAATAGCGGTACTTGGTTTACCATCAAAGTAGGTATTTTTATTGACATATAAGTCTCGACCATCAAAGAAGAGATCAACACGAGTATGTTGATCAGTTGCAGTGACATATAAGGTCAGGCCGGTTTTAATACATTTCATCATATTGTTATACCTTAGAAGTGGCCAATATAAGTGATTTTGATAAAGATGTAACCACGGCGAACAAATACGTTGGCATATGAAGTAACATCAAATGCACCGTTGTTGTAGGTATCATCAAAATATTCCTCAAGCTCCGCAAGGAATTGCTCTTTTGTTACTTTAGCTTTCGCAAGCTTTTTCTTAGAAGGCATTTTAACCTTAGTTACTGACTCCCAGTCGCTTTTGCGGAATGGAGCAGGGAGATCAAATTTGCGATTGAATAAGTAGATACCAGTAGTCATTTTGTTCACCATACATCTATGATAGTAGTTAATAAAATAATAATACACCACAAAATTATATTTGTACACACATTTTATAAAATAATTTTAAAAATTAATTTATCTCGATCAACTAGTTTTAGCTTTGTACCATATGGGATAATCCATTCTCGTTCTTCCTCATATAAAATTTGTAAATTATATCCGTCGGATGATATATATTGATCGGGATTTTTATTTTTTAATAAACATAAATCGGCAATCGCCCATTGCCATAATGGAAACGATTTTATATTAGATGGCAATATAGTAATAACATAAGGTCCGAATTTTTCTGCAATATCTTTTAATTCGCTAAAAGATTGATATCGATTAAGTTCTATTCCATTTAAAATATCATTTAGCTCTTTTTCTGATACACCTCTATATAAAGATACATTATTTTCTTCACCCTCATATAAAACCGCATTATCTATTGCTTGAACACGCCCGCCCAACGTTATATGTTTTTTATCGTGCATTAAATAACATAGATCGATTTTATCATTATCTGTTAACATATTAATATCCTTAAAAAAAAAGGACCTTTCGGTCCTTTTTTAAATTACTTAGTTATTGCCAATAATAGTATCGATTCGATCACCATCAAGATATGTGTCAATATCTAAATTTGATTCAATAAAGTCTTCCACAATTTTAAGGACAACTTCATCGTCTAATTTACCCATATCTTTGTTCATGAAGCGGTCGTCATTTAATAGTTGACCGACAAGACGTACATTAGTAGAATTTAAAGTTACCATATCATATATCCAATGTTAATTAAGTTGGTAGAAACATAATATGTCAAATAAAATTAGTTGTACACACATTTTTTTATTTATTTTTTACCATTCCACTCACTAACTCAATAAGTCTTTCATTATCTCTATATGAATCAATATTGCTATTATCATTGATATATGATTCAATTGCTTTATAAATATATCTGTTATAAATATATGAATCAATTATATTGCGAGCTTCTCTTTTAGATTCTTCAGTTTTTAATTTAATAATTGTATCATGTACCAATTTTTTAATTGCTTCGTCTGAGCCATATAAAAAAAGTTGTTCATCTATGTCTAAATGATAATATTCATTTATATCGTCATAACTATCATTATATACCAAGTTAATGCGATTGCCAGTAAAACTAGGAATAGCGTTACTGAAAGAA